TCTTCTTGAGTAAAAGTACCCCTAACAAATTTATTAGTAATATCAGTTGATTTTATCTGAAAACTATTTAGAGTAACTATTCCTCGAGGAACTATGTCGTAGTTTCCTTCTGCAAAATCAGGATACTTACAATCGTCGGGTACCTCCGTGAAAAAGTCTCTCATAAATCCCTGACTACCTGCAAAATTATAGAAGAAAGGTATTTCATGCTTCTCTATCTTGCCTTCTCTTACCATATCAATTATTATTTCTCGATTAAGTAGATCTAATAGGGAAAGAGTGGCATTTCTTAAGAAGATATCCTGCGTGTTTTGATTCTGAATGTTTTCGTGATTTGATGATTTCATATATATTATCTATTTTTACTGATATAAGGAAGATTTAATTGAGGTTTACAATTATCAATAATTAATAATTTTGATTCATCTTTTATGTATTGTTGACTCAATATAAAATCATGCTCATCCTCCTTTAACATAGTATTGAATAATCTGATATTACTTATTAACATGTTAGAAGAAGGTATATAGTATTTTTGGTCTATTAAATTAAATTCTTGTGGTTGAAAGTCTCCCTGTGAATTTAATACTTGAACAAAATCAGTATGATTCATAATATCTGCTGGATCCTCCTTGATTGAATATATAAATCCTCCAATTTGCTTAAATTCATTAGATACTGAGATCACAAGTGCATGCCATTCTCCAGATACAAAATTATTGACCGAGAATTGCTTTTGGAATCCGTTTATTTCTACTAATATATTCAGATCCCCTTCTGGTTCAGTTCCAATGTATCTTATAAACTGTCCAGATATTCTGATTCCAGCTCCTGTTTCGTTGTCCCATCCATTTATAAATTGCAATATGTCTGCGCTTGAATTAACATTAAACAGAGCGGTAAAAGAAATATTACTCAAGTCAGTCAGATTAAACTGCGGCTCCGCGTTATAAATTACAGAAGGCTCTCTTACTTTAAATTTAACTACTGGGTTTCCATTTTCATCAAATGTAGTCATAATAGGACGCTGCTTCTTAAATGAAAGATCCGAGTAGGCTTCAATTCTAATATATCTGCCAGATTCGGATTGGCCTACATGATTAGGTATTGTATCAATCGGACCCCGTACCCGAATAAATTTAAAGTTATTTCCACTTACATTCTTATCAGTTGTGATAAGGAAATTATTTCTCCAACTAATAAATGGATCAGAGCTCTGATAAGCAAGTACCGTGTTATAGCTACCGGGGTCCCCTGGATTTAAGCTAGGGAGACTTACTAGGTTGACATCAGATGCAACCGTCGGTGAGCCTGTAGTGAGCCTATACGTGGCATCAGTTGGACTAATAGAGGAGAGGTCGTAGTAATTTTCAATTAAACTATTATGATTGAATGTATATTTTAAAGGCCTCAATCTTAATTCAGGATGAATTGAGTTTCTAGACGAATCAAATCTTCGGCTGATGACTTGATACTGTTGTGGCATAGTTCCATCTTTGATATCTGCCTCGACTTCTTCTCTAAATAATTCCTCAGCTGACTGTATAACATTATCCAAGAAATGTCTAGTATCATCAGTAAGCAGCATATCAATATTTGGATTGTACTTCTTAAGGCTTATTTTCCAAAACACAGGAGTCATCATAATAGAGGATCTGTTTATATAGGATCCTTGTACTTCATACATTCTATTCAGGAGAGGAAAATATAAAAAGTCTCGATGTCTAGGCTGAGATGCTTTTCCAAAAATAGATTGAAAATATCTATGATCTATGTGGATCTCAAAAGGTAATTGAAATTCTAATTCAAATTCAGAAAATTTAGGATCCATGGAAGGAAACTTATTTCCAGGTACCATAACTTTAATGCATTTACGATCCACATTTTTATAGAGGGTCCACTCTTTAAAAATATAGTCTCCGCTATCGGATTCAGGTAACGTTCTAAAATAAACCACTTCATGTCCATATACCTTGTTGGTATAGAAAGAGAGTTCTTTAAACATATTAACTGCACTATCTACTTGATAGGGTCTAAATTTTGGATCAGCATTATTTATAATAGTGCTACATCTTTCATCTGAACATATCACAACCGGAGCAAATGTATTTTGTGTGCTTGCAGTAACTGAATTTAGGAATCTTAATTTTATTTCATTGATTTCGATGATTGAACCTAATTCATCGGTTGTTCCGTCATCATATTCATACTTAATCTCAAAATAAAAGTCAGATCCGTCTTCAAATATGATATTCGCAGCCTCTCCAATATCACCAGGCTCCACCTCATACCATAGGGACCAGTCTAGTGAATTTCTAGAGTATCTTAAATATCTTCTTAGGTAATTTAAGTCGACTGCACTAGGTGAGCTGATTATGATATCTTCTACATAATCAGTAAGAGAAGAAATATCACAAATAGATTCTGAGGTTTTAAAAATTCTAAAATTCTTACTAAAGGTTAAGGAATTTTTCTCAGGGTCAATCAATAATTTTATTGTAGTTTTAGACATCGCAAATAGGAATCTTTAATTTTTATTATTTATTCTCAACATTTAAGTAAACTGATTCAAGTTTTTCGGTAAAATATATAATAATATAGATGAGCAAATCTAAATACATACTAGATCCCTTATGGATCACTAAGGGTGGATCTCACCTAGATGCTGAATATTACAGCTACGTTCTATTGGCAGCAAATAAAAGATTTAGAGAACACCTAGATCAAGGAGATATTTCTAAATTTGATGAAATCATGTTTCATACTTTAAATCTAAACAATTTAGTTATTGAAGGCAGCATGATAGATTCAGATTTTAAGCCAAATTGGAAGGATCCTAAAATTGTTCAAATTAGAGAACACTTGAGGAAGGTATATGAAGTGCCAGATAATTTATTAGAAATATTTAGGAATGCCAATTATCTTTTCACCAGTCTTCTAATAGATCACTTGGACAGAATGCTGGATGCAGTTGATAAATCTAGAGCCTATTTCATAAATCCAGATATCTATAAAGAGAAAGAAATATTCTTTATAGTTAATCAAAGAAAGAAGTCTAATTATTCTGTTTGGAAGATCAGATTTGATAGAAGATTTAAGCTGGGCCAAAAAATAGAAAAGATAGTCGATTTAGAAGTTGACATTGAAGTACTGGACGATTTAAAGAATAAGATCATCGAGCTTAAAAATCCTAAATTAAAATCTATTAACGGAGACTTAAATGTAATCTTCATAATAATAAATAGAAATGTGGATCAAGGCCTAGCAGTTAGATCTATGGCTGAATCTGTTTCTTTCACTAAACGAATCGGCCTCGATTATCAATTCAATCCTAATATTTTGGACGAATTATACGAGATCCTTCTTCAGGAAAGAGTCCTGCCCTTTACAATTAAATCTTGGGACTAAAGATCGTCCTCCACTTCTAAATTAGATTCTTCTAATATAGATTTAAGTCTAGTATACATACTGTTGTATACATCTGTTTTATCCAGTTCTTCTTTGCTCAAACCAAATCGGCGTACAACTGATTTACTAAAGATCAAATTTTTAATAGGATCCTCTTCTCTGAGGGCCTTATTTTCATATAAGTTCAAATATACTCTGGCTTCTGATTCAGAATCTACTTCAAATTTTGAAATATTCATGTAAGAATTAGAGATAGATCCTCCGTCTGTGTTAATTTCTGTTTTTATAATTAGTCCCATTGTTTGATTTTTATTTTTAATTAAAATTTATCCAATAACATAAGATATCGAAATCTGATAATTTCCAGAATTTGGGATACCCAAGGCAATGTCGAGTTCACCTGCATCGGGTGAAGCGAAATTGATTCTTCTACCGGTACCTACGCCAGTGCCGAATGCTTGAATTGACATTCCTCGAAAGGTAACGATACTTGCTCCTCCACCTGGCTGTACAGGTAGATACATGCGATATCCTCCACTTGGCTTTACCACCAATGTTGCTTGCACTTGAACTACATTTCCAATCTTTGTCCATATTCCGCTAAAATCCGGATCAGGAGAAGTGCCATTAAATACAAAAGTTCCTGATTTTAAAGAAAGCTCTCCAGAATTTGCATAAACTACGCCACTTGGATTATATAAACTATTTGTAAAATTGAATAGATTTCCATTGGAAAATCTAAAGTCGGGTGTAGTTGGACTAGTTCCATTTAAATCAAGCTCTCCAGATATTCTATTCTTATCTGCACCATCAATTACTATTCCATAAACCGTTCCCGCAGTAGTTGGATTTGCAGAAAATTTATATCCATAGATATCATTTGCGAAAAAATCTGCACCTGCGTTAATTTGAACGTTGTGTCCGAAAAAAGTGTCGTATGCATTTACACCCGAGCCTAGTATAATATTAGTGCCTCTGATATCTCCATAAAAATTATCAGTTGAGCTAGATCCTAACGCGATCAAGCTACCAACAAATGATTCTGGTATTGGAGAGGATGCAGTTCCATAATTATAGACCCCTCCAAGTCTAGATATTCTATTGCCAACAAAGCCTCCTCTCATTTCAGATGCTGCCGT